CCATAGCGCACCAGGGGGCTGCTACAGCGAAGTCATGCAGGTCACAGTAACTTGGGGTACATGGCATTCGTTTCTCCTCTCTACCATACTGATGGCAAACCATCAGGCATTTTAAAGTATTCTTCCAATTCTATTTTCGCATTGTCCGTCAACCCGGGCAGCCCGAGTGCATACCACATCTCCATGGCATTCAGGAACCCATCCAGCGCCAGCTGTGGGTCTGTTACCTGCCTCGCTTCAAACTCTGCGTTCTCCTTACCCAACCGTATAACCCACGGTTCTATCCTGTCCCAGGTGCTCCATTCATACACGGGTACCTGTTGTTGCACAGATAGCGGTACTGATACTGCGTTAGCGTAGGCTGCTACCTGCATTGCGCTTGCCGGGTAGAGGCCCTTACTGGTTTTCCAATCCAACAGTATGTACTTCTGTTCCTTCTCGTTGTACGCAAGGGCATCAACAGATCCCGCATAGCGGAAGGACTCACTGTACACAGCGAACTCCGTCTTGAGGTACCGGTCTATGTTGTTGTCACTCTCCCACTGCTTGAAGCTTTCCCATATAGTAGCCAGCTCCACCGGCACTATAATGTCAGTGGAGTCATTGGCTATGTTGGAATTGATGTACTGTGCGAGCAGGTCATGCGCCCTGGTTCCTATGTCACCTGCCTTGGTCTTCTCCTTGTAGGGCGCTACCTTGGCTGCGAACACGGCATCATCTATGATCTCAGTGGTGAGCTCATCTCCTATGTGGGACGCCAGCTTATTCTTAACAGCTTCGCGCCCCACCTTGTTCGCCCAGTTCATCAGCCCCGGTTTATCTATGGTCTTATCCAACATGGAAGTGACCGACCACAAGGGATAGTCAGTACCTGGTTTCTGATAAGCCCTGACGCTGCCCCTCGGCCCTGTTAACTGTAGCAAGTGGGGGCGTTCCCCATCTTTCCAATCTAACAGGAAAGGATACAGTTCCACCTTGTTGATTTTAACTGCCATCACTACCCCCTGCCCTGAAGTCTTCAGGTGGCGTCAGCCCCTCTTCTATTGCCTGGTCCCTGCAGAACTTCAGTAGCTTGCGTAGTGTGCGCTTACCGTCTTCCTTCAGCCATTCCATTGGGTCTCCTACCCATCCGCGGATAGTTTCATCACCCCATCCTGCCTTCATGCAGTAGTCATTGAACTCATCCATGGTGACCCTCTTGGGTGGCTCGGGGTAATCGAATGCAGGCTCCTCATCTTGCAGTTCCTCATCTGGCATATAACCATCCAATGGTAGGTTCAGGAGTATCCTCTCGTACTGGTCAGTGAGGTCACGCACGTTCTCTGGAGACCCGTTGGTGCGTTCTACAGCAGCCTTGAATGCTACCTGCCTGATGATTGACCTGCCTGTTGTGTCGAGCATCTCAGAGAAATGCACAGGTACTTCCGGGGTATCGGTCCTGACAGGCACTGTCTTGGTTGCTATATTCCCATGTCCTGTAGGAATCCATCCTGTGCCTGTGCCTGAGGCAGGTGGCTTATTGGCTACCATCTCGTTCTCTATACCCTCAAAGACAGCCACGTCCCAGTAGTAATGGTTAGCGTAGGTTCCGTCCTTGCCTTCCTTGAGGTTACCCCTCTGCACCTTGACGTTCTCGTACTCTGTCTTCTCACTGATCTCACGCACGTACTCACCCTGTGCTGTTGTAAGGTTCAACGGTATCGGGTACTGGTTGGTTATGCCAGGCACGAAAGCCTGAAGGCACCAGTTGTCCTGCTTGTTGAGCCTCATCGAGTCAACCTTGATTGTTACGACTAATGTAGTTTCCATTTGTATCCTCTCTCTGATAGTGTATGTGTGCGCTTGTGTCCACCTCGCGCAACGGGGCGGCTTCTGCTTTGCAGGCAGGGGTCGTCCCAATTATTAACGGTCATCGATGCACCTCTGTTCCAACACGCCACGCCTGACTACCATTGTCCAGCCTGCGATCACAGGTTCCTGTTCTCCGCAGTGGACGCACTTAATCCACGGCATGTTAGATACGTGGTGCTGATCTTCTTCCTCTCTCTTCCGGTCATGGTCTAGTATATCCATGGTTACTCCTCTCCATGTAGAAATTTACGTAGCTCTTCTCGACGGATCTTCCAGTTATTACCTATCTGCACAGCGCCGGGGAATTCTCCCTTCCTGGCAAGCGCATAACCCACAACCCTGCTTACGTCCAATAGGACGAGCCCATGCTTTAAATCTATAACCTTACGGCTGTCATCATCTAGCTGGGATATGGCTTCTTTTCTAAGCTCTTCGGTATACTGGGATGGAGTATCAACCTGTCTCATATTTACACCTCCTTTCTGAATGGTATTATATGGTAAATTCGGTATGTTATCAAGTAAATAATAGTGTGTAGGTTCTTATATACTTCTACTTTCATTTCTTCACCTCCTCAATAATTATGGGGGGAGGCATAGAATCATCATCGATTGATGCAGCCACCTTGTCGAATCCCAGATCTACGGCTTCCAGCAGCATTGCATCCCAGAAAGCTTGTGTTGTCGGCTCAAAGCTCATAGAAGCCACGACTTCAGCGTAGTTACTAGACTCGAAATAAATTCTAATCATCAGATCACGACCCTTTCCTCAGTAAGGTATCTCCAAGCGAATGCTGCCACAGCTGGAACAACTCCGTTGCCAGTGGCTCTGAGGCGTCCGTCCACCCCAGGGGTAGACCCATAAGCATCTCTGCAAAAAGTGGGTTCAACCTGCGGCAGGACGTCGAGCAGGTGTGTCCATCCTTCGTAGTCGTCGGGGCTTGGGGGATAGAGAGGTAGAGTGAAGGGGGCTTGTGCGGAACCGTGCATCCCGGTGGGTCCATCCCCTTGTAGTCCCTCGCTGCCGGTGTGGGCCAGTTCTTCGCTGACAGGCTCAAGCCCTCCCCCTTGCCCGTGTCCGGGTTGATGCCTGACCTCTCTGTCGCTGTCGGTGTGGGCCAGTTCCTCGCTGCCGAGCCGAGGTTGTCCTGATTGTTCTCCCTCACCCTCGACGAGGACTTGTGTTCCGATGCGTTCGGGGTCGGCCAGGTGGCTACCGTCACTTCCAGTCTCCTCTTTGGGTTGCCCTGCTCTACCTCCGATTGGGTCGGAGGTGACTTCATCGACGCTCTTGGGGTAGGCCAATTGGTCGCCTGCCTCGGTAGGGATATGTGGTAACCCGTGTTCGCACCCTTGTGGTCCCGTGCCGTGGGTGTTGACCAGGCCTTGGTCACTGAGGGTAGGTCGTTCTTCCCTTCCCAGTTCTCCGTCTTCGATCTGTCGTGCTCGTCCGAGGCCACTGGGGTGGGCCAGTTCGCTACCTTGTGGTGCAGGCTCACCGAGTGTGCTCCCTTCGCATCCTTCCGTGCCTTCGACCCATCCCTGTAATTCTGAGTGTCTGGTGTAGGCCAGGATGAATAGTCGCTGCCTCTTGTGTGGTGCGCCAGTTTCAGCCGCCGTGAAGAGTCCTTCCGTAACGGTGTAACCCATACCTTGAAGTCCGGGTCTGATTGTTTCGTAGTAGTACTGGAGGATTCCTGGAACATTTTCAAGAAAGAGAGTTGGGTAGCCGAGTTCTCCTGCGAGCCTCTCGACCTCGGGGTACATGTTTCTTGGGTCGTCGACTCCTCTCCTGACTCCTGCGACACTGAAGGGCTGGCATGGGAAACCTCCAGTGAGGAGATCCACTCTGCCACGCCATGGCCTACCGTCGAAGGTGCGTAGGTCACTCCAGATAGGAGCCTTAGGGAAGGATCCTTCTTCCATGCGTTTTGCCAGAATCGTAGCTGCCGTGATTTCGTTTTCCACGTAGCAGACCGGCTCAAAGTCTCCAACTGCGGAGAGTCCGAGCTCGATTCCTCCGTATCCTGTGCAGATAGATAAGGTACGTATAGCCACATTCATTTCTCCTTTCTGCCTATTCGGCTATTAAACTTCCGTTATCGCTATATCGTGTATGACTTGTGTAGTGTTTGAATACGTGGTGTATGGTTGTACCAGTGAACACCTCGATCTTCATGCGTTCCTTGGTACGTATCTCACCTCTTACCCCGTACTCAAGCGTGTATGGTACTTGCGCTACCATGCTGGCGAGTTCACCGACTGCATCGAACCCGTACTTAACTGGGGCTATCCACTCATGCTCGGTGCATGGATACTCTTTACATATTAAACTTTCGGTATCGCCATATAGGTTCGTAAACTCATCTCTTCTCAGTATCATGTTATCTTCCTCCTTCTCTCTCGTATAGATGTTTACGTATAACGTACTGCATCAGCCTTGCTAGATATCCTTTCAACATTTCTATCTCTGATCTTAATTCTTCTATCTCTTGTTCCACTATTCTCCTCCTGTTATTGCCGGGTCGTCTGGTTCTGGGACATAGTAATCAGGTTCCGCTTCACAGTCATGGCATTTCTCCTGCAACTCGGGTATCTCCCGTCCACAGTCATGGCACAGATGTTCTGACTCTTTCTTGCCTTCCGCCACGACATACATAGAAGCCGAGAGTAATGAATCCAGGCAGCCATCGTGAATGAACCTGGACATGGATGCGCCCTCCATCCACTCGGCATTGACATACCCATGACCACTAACCTCCACCGGCATCAATCCATACACGATCTTGTTGATACCAAGGTTTGCACTGTTCACATCTATACGACATACATCACATATAACCATTCCAATTCTCTCTTTCATACTACTTGTTTATAGTTGATTCAAATATGTTGTTATGCACCTCCTTCTCTAAGCTTGCGTTCAATGGCAGCTCCAGCTTTCTTGTGCGCTCCATGGGTGGATAATCCTATCACCATGTTACGTGACTTGAGTAACCCGAGGTCGGCACACTTCATGCACATGTTGCACGTCACATCCTTGTTGAAGTTGTTAGGGCAGGGTAGTACCTGGATGCCTTGGCGCTCGTGTATCTTGCGTGACTCATGGTTCTTGTATGTCCATTCACATGCATAGCCTAGTGAACGAGCTCGTAGTATCTGCTCGGCTGACTCACAGCTTGCAAGTACCCTTGCTCCATTCCAAGCTGATTCCGGTACGTTGTATGGTCCATCCCATCCATGTGTGTAGGTGTATGCCAGGGAACCGTTGGGCGACCGTGCTTCGTAGTCAACCATGGCATCACCGATCAGCCCTGCCGATATAGTGTTGCTACAATCACCCACCACATGTACTCTCAGGTTACGATCCGCAGGTAGCTCGTATATCCTACGCCTCTCTATCCTCGAGTACTCTATTTGGATATGCATCCTGATTTCAATGTCATGCTCGTCACCTAGTATCTCAGGGTACAGTGGACACGAGGTCGGGCATGTTATCTGTGGGGCATAGGTGACGTTCATCTCCCCTGTCTTTGAGTTACTGGATTTCTCCTTTACGATAACAGCACTCTCGTCTGCGTTACTCAACGCACGTCTGTTCAGCCGGTTAGTTGTGTGCTGAGTGTGTCCGAAGTTGGTATAGCACCCGTTGTTAGTGATCACCTTGCCTATTTGTACAGGATCGGGCATTACTATCCTGTTGATCAGTGACTCGGGTATCTTTGATTCTTCCATCGCTCACCTCCTTCTCATATTTTAACCAATCCTTCACGTCTTGCAGTGTTTCAAATTGTTCCTTAATCACCTCCTCAATTTTCAGATTTGAACCTATCGGGTTGACTCGATAACACTCTACAGGAGGGTGTCCGAACATATCCGACCACTGTTGGGTGAGTCGTACTAGGTACGGGTTACCATCCTTGCTGTGCAAGATACGGTATTCTTTATCACCGAATAGTTTTATATTCACACGGCTGAAGTAACTTGGGTGAGCCTGTCTTAATTCCGTTATAGTTAGAGTCATTCGCTTCTCTCTTTCTCTCCACTTTAGAGTGGAGGATAAACTATTGTATACAGTAACTTCCGGTTGACTTCGTGCTCCCGTCGTTAGGATGGTCATTGTTGAACTGCTTCTCTGCGTAAGCTAACTCGCTGATCAGTTTAGCTACCATTCTGCAAACAGCTTCCCTGTCAGAAAGTTGTAGCGAGTTCAAGCTGTCAGTCAACAGGTTCTTGATATCGCGTACATATCCTACCGACATCGGTATAGGCTGGTCGTCCAGTTCAAACCCACATCCGGGGTTACACTCCTTGCCTTCCATGTTCTTGTCTAACAAATTACTCGCTGCTATATGCATACTTTCATCGTGTGTTAATTCCATACTAGTCCTCCTTTCCGGGGCCGTATTGTCTGCATCCGACCGCGCTCTTGCCCCTGGAGTGCAGCGTCACATGCACACTCAGGCATGTGAAGTGTATACCTTGGTCTCTCGTCATGTCGTCATGTACTACGTGCATACCACAGCACCGGCACTTAGTCTTCAAGTGCTTCAACTCATGCTGTATTTTCGCATGGATCTCGTCTAGTTTCTCCTTCGTACTCATGTTACCCTCCGCTATTGAATTGTTCGGTATTAGCCCTGTTCAGCATACGTCGTAGCCTAGATGCTTTCTCGAACATGAGTGATTCCTCGGCCAATATGATCCCGCGGGACAGGGCATACCTCGCCAATATGTTGAGCTCTTCTGAATTTAGATTGTTGATTATGTCATACGCTTGCTGTCCTATCAGAGGTGCGAGCTCGGCTCCCATCTTGTACACCTCTATATCCGGTCGTTCTACACGTATCTCAACTGCCTTAACTGATTCCATTATTGGCCTCCTTTACCAGCCTAATGATCTGTATATATCTTGTACCTTCTTCGCCTTCTTCGCTTGCGCAGGCGTCATCTCCAGGCGCTCGGTCGTGCCGTCGGGCATGTCTACTGTTGCTATGTCACTCGTGTATATACTGCCGATATCATCGAACAGTCCTACCGATGACGCGTAGACAGTAGCCAACCTGATGTTGCCTTTCTTGTTGTCCTCGATACGGAATCTTATTCCGTCTTTAGTCGTTCCCATCTGACCTTTCTTCATGTCATTCTGTAGCATGGTGTACCTCCTTTCTACAGATTAGTCTGCGAGATTTTGTTACGCACCTAGCTCGTACTCGTCCATAGCTTGGTCAACCACACGTCCGGCATGGTCTAAGCTCACGCCACCGTAGGGTTGATCTCCCTCTCTACAACTTCAATACTATCTTTCCCACAGTCAGGACATTGATACACCGTGTCATAGTTCACTGCATACTCCCATTTCTGATTATTCTTATCCCATCTGCAAACGGCGTTATACATGACTACATTTTCGCTACCGCACTTTGTGCAATGTACAGAATAGTTCATTGTTCCTCCTTTCCCTCCCTATCGTTAGGGAGAAAGATCCTGTCTAAGTAATTATCCATACGGTTAACGAACTTAATTGCTTTCCTAGCGCAGTCGATGCACACTTCACATGTCTCCATCCCAATAGTGTCGTCACTAAAGCCGATGGCTTTCCCACATACACCACATTGGTCATCACCGGTAACATATTCCATGTTGTACCTCCTTTCTCTCCCTATCGTTAGGGAGAAAGATCCTGTCTAAGTAATTATCCATTGATGAGTTCGTCTGTTATGTGTACCAAGCGCATCTTCCCAGTTGCTACCATATGGTCAATCACTTGATGACGTGTCATAGGCACTGGCTTGCTAACGTGGGCTGGCTTGACTACTTGTTGCCACTCAGTCACAGGTAACACCTTTCCGTTCGCAAGTTCCTGAGTTCCTACGACTACTCGTCGTTCTCCCTTTGCTCTCCTATCTGCTCTGTTCATAGCTCCTCCTCTCTCTCCACTTTGAAGTGGAGGAATATTTTGATCTGCGCTCCTGCTCTCCTGCGCTCCTGCTCTCCTGCGCTCCACTGCCCCGGAATAAAAAATAAAGCCAGGACCGGTACAGCCCTGGCTCTATTGAGTATTCACTTACAGCTTAGATACTATTCAATTATAACCTCCGAGATAATATTTGAATATTAAAATCTCCTCTTTGAAGTGGAGAAATTCAATATTCATATTGTGCGTTATTCCGGTGGTTGATATTAGATATTGTTATTTAATTTCCGATACATCCCTTGTTAATCTTTCTCCATGCTCTCCACATATCGGTAGTACAGTTTCGTCATTATGGATTTTTATGGATTCATTTTTGGTTATTCCACAACTAGCAACTCTACATAGTGCAAACTGCCAATTAGAAGTTTTCGCGCCTTTATCACTGTCACTGGATTCTATGAGGTTGCCATTTTCGTCCAGTTTAGGTTCAGGCTGCTTAACTCCGTATATCCTGACAACTTTTTCTGCCTCCGCACGGACACTGGCAAAATTTGTTTCTCCAAGTTTGCTTAATGAGTATTTACCGGTGAATTGTGACGACTCAGTTGATTTTTCTGCCACGATACCGGTGGACAATAGCACCTTCGCAAAATCGCTTGTTATGCGCTTGTCATCTTTATCGTAACAGTTTATTTCGGAGTCACTTTCCTCATATGCCAGTTGAATCGCAGATTTTGACGCCTGAAGCAAGAAATTATCAGTTTCGGCAATGTCTTTATTTCCCATATTCACGTCAACACGCCTTAACTCAGTATCTCCGAGTGTCAGCAATACATCATCCTGTTTTTGTAGTTTGAAAATTGTTTTATGTCCATTACCGGATTTTTTCGCTGACACTACCGGATTCAACTGGACACTAATACCTAGATCAGGAATTAATGACAATGCCACGTCTACAATGGACTGTAGTCCATCGAAAAACTTCTTATCTGCAGTTCGGTTCGCTTTGAAATTTAGTACGTTTCCCATTTTAATGTTTCTCACTTTCATTTTTTACATATGGAATAACGCACAATAAAAACATTGAATTATTTATCTCAGGAATTGATTATCTCCTCTTTGAAGTGGAGAATCTCATTTCCGGTAAATCTCCACTTTAGAAGTGGAAATTGCGCTTATTTCTCTAGACTAGCGTATCTAACTGGTGGATATTAGTATTTAGTTTTTAAGGTGTGGGTAGCGTCTAGTGGGCGGCACGTTATTGTTGCGCTTGTTACCACCTGTAACGCTGTTAGCAACGGTTTTATTTCCAATCGCATTGCTAGATTTCCGGTGGATATGAACGGCCCCCTGATACTCCAGGGATGTGGCAGTGCGTATTCTAGGCCCGTCTACTGGACGGAGCATAGATTTGCAAGGCTTAACTCTGTAGTGGCGGCCGTTCCGGTATGTTCTAGTTATATTCATATCCGAATTATACTAAATTAGTATACCGTTGTCAAATTTGGTTAATCGTGGTGTGATTCAGTATTCAACGGAGGCGCAAGGGATAAAGCTATTGAGCCGCGATACTGGTAAAAATGTGGCACGCTGCGTGCAATGTTCCGTCCAGGTATCGGGACCCAACTGGATCCTGATACTATCTACACTTCCAAAGTGGAGAAGCGATACCGGAAATTTCCATTGGACCGGAATAAGGAATCGAAGCTTTAGCGAGATTCCTTGACATACTGTGAGGTTGGTTGCAAGTGTGCCTTAGTGGATGCAGTTACTATTACTGTTGCTTATTGCATCGGTTGTTGAGGGGGTATGGCTTAGTGTAGTAGTGGTTGTGAGTTGAGGTACCCGTGACGGAATTTTTTCGCTAAAAGAGCTCTTGTAGCCTAATTAAATTACAGCAATTACGGTGTTTTACCTACGTTGTCAGGATGATTAATCAGCCACATATTAGCCGTCAGAAAAGACAATTAAGCAAGAAAAGGTACTTTTCCGACTAAACTTTCTTTTCTGACCATTACTTTGGACTTTAAGTTTCGGAATTTCTGAACCCTTTAACTTGGGAGATTCGGAAGAAGATTCAATAATCGTGATTAGTGATCTTCATATACAATTAATATAAAAATTACAGGTTCTGTAAAAAATAACAGGTTCTGTTAATTTTTAATTCAATGTATCAATAGTTACAATCTTGTATTACAAAGTAACTATGTCTTTTTTTACTTCTTCGTTCTTATTACTCATCGTAAAAAAATAGTTACAATGGAATATGTTACAATGTTACATCTTACGCGCGAGGAGGACTTGTAGAATGTTAAATGAAATGCAGAAGATGGCTTCACCCAGGATGGAGCGTATCGGTAGGGAAACCGACCATAATTATTCGGTTTTAAAAGCCAGGGGATTCAGGTTGGTAAAGGGATGGGATAGTAAATTTCCCCGGTTCGGTGACAGGAAACCGGAGTATGGTCAGCGGTATTATGATTGGCAGGACCATTATTATATGCTGAGGCGTAAGAGTGGATCCACTGTTTATGTTTCGGAGCCTTATGATATTTGTAGCGATGTGATACTTGATCTAGCCAAATTGATTAAGGATGGGTGGAGGGTGGATATAATGGTAAATTTGTCACTTTGGAATCCTGGGGCGACAACACCTATATGGATTACAAAGGAATGCAAGGAATCAGACGACCGTGTTTTATATCCTTATGTAAATTGTGATGTCGAAGACTGCGATATATGCTAGGGCAATGAGCCATCACTTCGCCAGGTCAAAGAGGACGGGGGAGATATTGTTAAGTGAGTATAGGGACCCTCCTCCTACGTGTTTTATTTGTGACGGGGTGGATGTTATTACGAAGCCTTACGGTGGTAGGGGAAAGAATAAGGGTAGGTCTCCCGGGAAGATTATTCAGGATAAGATTAAGAAGATATTTGAAAGTCACCCTAAGTGTTCTGTTTGCAAGATCCTGATGGGTGGTAGTCACACCGGTGGTTTGGAGAAGGATGCGCGGAAAGGTATGTGTTCTTACTGTAGAGGGAGGTCAGAGGATGGTTAAAATAAAAAGCCAAAAGGGTAGTTACCCTGGGCATGTGTGTAGGAAGTTTAATTATAAGTATTCTTTGAAGAGGGCCGGTAGGGATGTTACTGAGTGTGAGGAATGTGGGGCAATACGGTTGAGGAGGCCTAAGGGCTGGGCTCCCCTGTTTGGTGATCTCGGAGTCCGGTAGAGAGAAGGAAAACCCGTCCCCGAGACCACCAGAAAGGAGAAACGAGCCAGTGGGTGAATGCTAACCCCTGTACTCTCCTTGATTATACACTAATTTAATTGTATATTCATAGCGAGGTAGCTAAATGCAGATGTTATCCAGAGAGACACTGAAAAAACAAGACCGGTTTTTAGAGGCCTATTCAAAGTGTGGGGTTATTACGAAGTCTGCAAAATTAACAGGTGTTAGTACTGAAACCGTAAGGAACTGGAGAAGGAACGATCTTCTTTTCCTTGAGAGATACAGGGAAGCTACCGAGTCCTATAATGACCACCTCGAAGAGATACTTAACGACCTGGTAGATGAGATGCATAAGAATCTTGACTACAAGGCTAACCCGACACTGCTTATATTTAAGATGAACGGCGCTATGCCAGAGAAATATAAGGGTGCTAACCAGGCTTCTTCCGAGGCTAAGGACGTTCTCTCTGAATTCAGGAAGGCAATGAGAGAAGCTAAGTCAGGGCCTGACCCGAAGAAGGAAGATATCAAGGTGGAAGAACCGGTATCGGCAATAGAAGAAGCCTCAACTATAGTACGGGGAAAGTTCGGGTCCCTGAATGACTCAGACAGTAACTGATGTAGTAAGTTATCTCTACGATAAGGTGGGATTTAACCCTACCCCGGCACAGATGCCGATAGTAGATTGCCGTAAAAGATTCATCCTTGTTGCAGGGGGTGAACAGGCAGGTAAATCCATGATGGCAAGCAAGTACCTGCTTGCACGCATGATGGAGATCAACGACGAGGGACTCTACTGGCTTGTCGCTGCTGACTATGAACGCACAAGGGCAGAGTTCGAGTACCTGATAGATGACTTCTCCGCGCTGGGAATACTCAAGGAAGCATCTAAAAGGGTTGACCCCGGCAGGATTATACTCGCAGACGGGACACGTATAGAGACAAAATCCGCTAAAGATCCGCGTACACTTGCAATGAGAGCCCCTGACGGTATTATCGGGTGCGAAGCATCCCAGCTGGATATAGAAACCTTCTACAGGATGAGAGGAAGATGCGCCCCCAAGAGAGGGTGGCTGTTTTTGTCAGGAACCTTTGAAGGCTCACTCGGATGGTACCCGCAGATGCATACCGCATGGTCGGTACCCACGGACGAGGAACAGAGTTTCTCACTTCCGAGCTATACGAATACCCACCTGTACCCCGATGGGATACAGGACCCCGAGATACAGAGACTTAAAAGAGATTCCAGTGACGATTTCTTTATGGAACGCATTGAAGGTATCCCGTCACCTCCCGAAGGACTGGTGTTTAGTGAATTCAGGCCCAACCTGCACGTAGAAGAAGTGAAGTGGTCGGTGGGTGACCCCGTACACCTCTGGATGGACCCCGGATACGCAGGGGCATACGCTGTTATGGCTATTCAAATCCACGATGATGTTATCCATGTCATAGATGAAGTCTACGAAAGAGGATTGGTAACAGAAGAGATCATTGACATCTGTAAAAACCGCCCGTGGTGGCAGGATGTGCAGTACGGGGTGATAGATATAGCAGGTAATCAGCACCAGGCAATGCCTGCACCGGTTGAGATCTGGTTAAAGGAGACGGGATTGTACTTAAATTCTCAAAAAGTTATGATTAACGACGGAACCGAGAGATTAAAGAGCTTTTTAAAGCCCGACCCTCTCTCAAGAGAAGCAAAATTAAAGATAAATCCCCGGTGTGACGGGGTTCTTTCGGAATTTGGGGCAGCCCCTAACCCGTTTGACGGTCAGACAAGGGCATACAGGTGGAAAGTTGACCGGGATGGGAATATAGTGGGATCTTCACCGGAAGATAAGAATAACCACGGTGTAAAAGCGCTGATCTATGGTATAGTGGACAACTACGGATACGGCTATGTACAGGGACGGGATAAGATTTCCGTTAAAAGGTGGTAGCTGTGGCAAAACGTAAGTTTTCTGAAATTGTAGACATGGTGGAAGGTCACTATAAAGCTACCTATCCACTCAGAGACCGTATGGAGCAGGACCACAGGCTCTACAGGCTCGAACCCTACGATGCAGGGGACGGATACAGGTCCTATACCTCCAACGAACCACAGGTGATGGCAGATAAGATCATCAGCTGGCTTACCAACGCAGAAATGGTGGTGAGAATTCCCTTTAGCGGTAACGAAAGAGACCAGAGGGACGCTGATAACCAGAAGGAAAGATTCCTCACAGGTATTACCCGTGCCGCGGACGACAGCCTGTGCATGAGACTTCTTCCCCCCCTCAGAGACCAATTAGCCTGGTACGTTACCCTTAGGGGTTGGTACGCAGGCAGGGCACTGCTGATAAAGGATAAAGAACAGGGTACAAGGGTTGATATCACCCCATGGGACCCGCTTAATACCTTCTGGGGCGAAGGTCCTGACGGACTCGACTGGGCATGTTACAGGATGCGTAAATCCCCCGAAGAGGTGGCAAAGCAGTATAACCTCAAGTCCATAGGCAAAGACGATGAACAGAGCGTATTGGTCTATGACTTCTACGATAAGGAAGATAACTACGTTGTAACCGGTGACAGGATCCTGAAGCGCAGGACAAGGCACGGTTACGATGGGGTTCCGTGCTTTATAGGAATGGTGGGTTCCGCACCCCTGGTACAGTCAGATGAAGTAGGCTCCGATGCTATTGCAGACTTCGGGGAATCCGTGTTTAAGCATAACAGGGAGAACTTCGAGAACAATAACTTTATGATGTCTACCATGCTTGAACTTACCGCAAGGTCCCGAAAGCAGGGATTAAAGGTTAAGTCCAGGGACGGTACCAAGACGCTCGATGAAGACCCGTACCAGGAAGGTTCTGAGATTTCACTCGGGCAGGGAGAGGAAGTAGAACCCCTCGGAATGCTTGAGATGGCTAAGGAATCAGGTGCCTTCATGGGACTCGTATCCAGTGAGATACAAAGGGGTGGACTCCCCTACTCTATCTACGGTGAACTCCAGTTCCAGCTGTCAGGTTACGCAATTAATACCCTCAGGCAGGGAATTGAAACCGTACTATCCCCAAGGATACAGACGCTTGAAAGAGCATACACACAGATATTTAATATGATCTCTTCACAGTACGGCAGTGGAAGATTCAAATCCATGGAGGTATCAGGCAGGGATAAGGAGCGGATGTATTTCGCCGAAGAGATAAGCCCTGACGTGATAAAGAAGGGCGGAGATCCCGAGGTATCAATAATGAGCCAGCTGCCACAGGACGATATGTCCAAGATGAGCATGGCCCAGATAGCAAGAGAGGGACCTACACCGCTGCTGCCTGACATATTTATCAGGGACAGGGTACTCGGACTACAGGATGCAGACCAGCTGGATGACGTTATCAAGGAACAGGTAGCTGAAAAAGAACTACCCGAGGCAGCGCTCTGGACACTATTATCCTCACTGGAAAACAGGGGAAGAGACCAGCTGGCAGAATTCTACTACGGTGAACTAATGAGATTACTTATGGAGAAGACCGCCAAGACCGCGCAGATGGTGCAGGGTCCTCCTCCCGGGCCTCCGGCAGGGCCTGGCGGTCCACCTATGGGTCCTCCAACTGGTCCTCCTATGGGACCACCAATGGGACCTCCGATGGGGCCACCACCTGGGCCGCCAATGGGACCGCCGGGAGGCGGGCCACCCGGACTGCCGCCACAGGTAATGCCTAATGCGGCACTGGGTGTACCGCCCGTACCGCCACAGGGACCTCCTGTAGGTATGCCTCCTGCATCACCAAGACCAGGTGCCATTCAAAGTGACGAGGAACGCATGAGGCGCATGGGCCTCGTGCCGCCGAGGTAATCATGGGACCTTTATCAGATAAAATATCCAGCGACTATGGGCAGGCCATCCGTGCTATATTCGGTGGCGACACTAAAGACGCTAAAGAAAAGACAAGAACCAGGAGAAGCGAGCAGTCCGTTATAGATGAAATGGCAAAGAGCAGGAGTAGATCAAACTGGTTATCTCCTGATGTGCCATGGTCTATGCTGGCCCCTGGCGGAAAAGATATAGGGCTATCCGTGGCTGATAAGCCAGGGGGGGGGCCTGCATTTGATCAGATTCCATCTCCTGTACCAAGACTTGAACAAAGACCTTTGTATCCTGGCGGTGACCCTGCAGTTCAGGAACTATACCAGGAGACAGGAACGGTAGACGGTAACTGGCTGGTAAGATACCTGAGTACTGTTGATAGAGGGATGGATATGATATACGACGAATTTAAAAAGCGTAATTCGGTGTATCTCAACATGAACCCGGCTCAACAGGAGCTTATGGATGACATGGAATACGACCTCAGAAAACAGTTTAAGCTGTTACGTATGATGCCTGGGTCTCCGTACTTTATGCCATTAGGCCGTAGCCTAGAGGCGGAAAAGCCTGACTCAACAGCGAATGATTTTGAGACTGATATTGAGAAAATTGAGGCAGACACAAGAGTTGACCCTCCCATGAAAGAATACTCTCAGTATCTTGACTCGCAGTTTTTTGAAGGTATGGAGGGTCCTCCAAGGCTATGGAGCAGGGATGAATGGCAGGGCAACCTACAGACACTATACAGGATCCTGCAACATCAAGAAGGTGTTGGCCCGCCCCCTGCCCCAGGTTCTTCTGGCTATGAAGAAGGGTCATGGATTGATAAAAATTTCTTAACGAATCTACCAGATGCGCCTGGTATACCCGTAGATGCCACGTATGACCCGGTTTCCGGCGATAGGAATGACTGGCAAAAACCACAACTCCCAGGTGCTTACAAGCCAAGAGAGATATCGGCAGAAAGAATGAGATTCATAGCTGACGCACATGATATATTTTCCAGTAATCCCAACAATGTTAAGGGATGGATAATAACCAAGTCTACCAAGGGATTGAATCCTATTGCTAAAAGATACGCAGCCCAGACCATAAACCGTGACTTGGATTCATGGATGATGAATAACACCGAGGTAGACCCCGGTGAGGCTTTTCTAGATGAAAAAGGACTGGAGACTACCTATGCACAGGCCTACCATGATGGAGGCACAGGTATAAATGACCTGACTCCCCAGATACGAGCAAAGATGGGTAGGAAGCTATGGGAAGAATGGGCAGGGTCAAAAAAGTTTCAATGGTATGGATCAAAAGGATACGGAAGCAATAAGAACATTCAAGGAGGATAGATATGGCAGAGAATCCATGGGTAGGGCCGTGGCAGGATACATTAAGCGGCACACAAGAAGGAAGGCAGCGGCTATATAACCAGTATATGGCAGGGCCTCAATTTAATATGTACTCTCCTTTTGCAAGAAATATTTTGCAAGATAGGGATAGGGCATTACAGGGCAGGTACATGCTTGCCGCAGCCCCTACATCAATAGGAGGTTACGGAGACCTGGGTTCATATTCTGATTTTATTAAGTCTCCTCTGCAATTTACCGCTCCTGAGGCATCACCAGGTGTATACCAACCCTGGGCCGCAGGGACTGGGTATAGCCAGCCTGGCGCCGGGGGATACACCCCGTGGACATCTGGACAATGGGGGTCTGCGCTGGGAAGAATAGGCGAACTTGCCTCTGAAAACCTATGGGGCCAAAGCGTATCAGGCCCGGCATATGATTATCTTTCTACCATTACCCCTGGTGAGACAAGGGATATAATGTCAGGGGCAATGATGGCAGGCCGTAATCCTATAATGCGCAGGGCAATACAGCCCGGTATAAGCAGGGGAATTGACCAGTGGCAGGCAGCTAACCCAGAGATGGCGGCAGGTGAGATGCTAAGGCAGTTTGCCTCGCAGTAC